GGATCGGGACTGGGGTGATCGTGTGGCTGTTGGTGCGGAACCCGCCGATCAGCACCGATTCCATTGCGGGTAGCGCATAGTCGGGGATCCGTTCGAACTCCATGTCCCAGCGGAACCGGTTTTTGCCCCAGTCGCCGTCTTCGAAATCGATGCTGGTGCCGAGCACCCGGTAGAACCCGCCGAGCTGGTCGTCGGTGGTGTCGATGATGGGGACGATCGGTTCGTCGATCATCTCTCCCAACCCGAGAACGTTCTGGCGGAACTGGTTCATGACCGACGCGTTCGCGGCTTCGGTGGTGAGCCCGCCGGAAAGGTGGAGCCGGTCCTCGTCCTGCGACAACTTGAACGGTTCGCCGTGTGTGACATCGAGACCGAGCCGGCCTACTTGGATGGTCACGTTGCCCGCTCCCGTTCAAGACGGCGGATCTGCTCGGCGATCTCACGGGCAGCGGCCCGCGGGTCCGCGCCCGCGCCGACGGTCACGTTCAACGTGTAACTGTTGCCGCCGCCCATCATCGACTTCGACTGGCTGTTGCTGAAAATCTCGACGGACGAGCCCCGCTTGAACCCAAGCTCGGGGCCCTGTTCACCGACCGTGAACCAGCCGTCACCCACCATGCCACCCGACGCGAAACCGCCGAGCGAACCGGGGGCGATCGTGCCGACACCTTCGATGTACACGCCCTGCGAACCGTTCGTGATCGCGTGAGCGTTCACGGTCTGACCAAGAATGTTGATCTGGCCGATGACCGCACCCAACGCCACCAACGCCTGGGTCACGTCCGCTTTCACGGTGACGAGCGCCTGTTTCCCGTCGATCTCGGCGGCTTTGATCCCGATCGCGTCGAGCTGTGCTTTCATGAACATGGCGTCGGTTGCCGAGATCCGCTCCGACGCAGCGAGGTTGTCGACATACCGTTTCGCGTCAACGATGCTGACGCTGCCGTTCTTCACGGCCTCGGTCAGGTTGCGCGACGCGACATCGACTTCGAGGTGGGCGCCAAGCAAGCCGCGCTGGGCTTGCTCCAGGTCGCGTGTTGCCTGCGCAACACCGGGAAGGTCACCGTCCTTGTACGCCTCGTTGATGCGCTGTTGTGCGTCGGCGACTGCCTGGTTCTGATCCTCGACGCCTTGCAACGCGTCTTCCATGGCGAACAGCGGATCGAACTGGGCTTTGACAGTGTCGTTCCAGTCCTTCAGCGCCTTCTCGGCTTCTTTGACCTTGAGGGTCTCGTCGGCGTACGCGTTGCCTTGCTCGGCGAGCGCGACGGCGTTCTCCTCGGACAGGCCCTGCGCCTTCAGTTGTTCGACGTCGAACGCTTTGAGCGCGGCCTCGGCGGTCGGGAACTTCGTTGTCGCGTTGTCGACCTGGGACAGCCACCGGAAGTACTCGTCGGCGTTGCGGCCGGTGACGGTGGCCATCTGATCGGCGAGCGTCACGACCGGTTGCAGCGCCCCGATGTTCTTTTGGAGTTCTTCGTTGATGCCGGTCAGCTGGTTCTTGTACGCGACGTTCGCGAATCCGGCGTTGTTCATCTCGGTGCCGTTGTCGTTGATCTGATCGTTCCACGCCTTCAGGTTCCGTTTCGCCGCGTCGATCGTGACGTTGCCGCCGGCCAACTCCTCGTGGAACACCTTGAGCGAATCGTTCACAAACGACGAGCCCTCGTTCTTCATCGCTTCGACGTTCTGCTGCCACACCACGAACGCCGCCGCGCCCGCCGCCGCCGCCGCCGTCACACCACCCAGCGCCTTGCCGAACCCGACCGCCTGCGCGTTCGCGACAACCATCGAGTTTTTCGCCCGGTCCATCCCGGCGGCGATCGTCGGGAACTGCGGCGCCAACCGGGCGCCCGTCTGGTGAAGCCGACCCATGATGTTGAGCAGCGGCCCAGCCGCGATCGCGGCGAGACCGACGTTCACGGTCAACTGCTGAAACGCCGGAGGCGCCTCAGCGAACTTCTCCAACGCTGACGTCGCGAACCCCGCGGCGGACGCCACCTTCGGGAGCATGATGTCACCGACCTTGATGCCGGCCCGTTCCAGGTCCGCCATCGCCTGCTTCGCTTTGAACCCCTCCGTTTCGGACATCACCTTGAACGCGTCGTTCAGGTTGCCGGTGCTGTTCGCGGTGGCGTCGAACACGGCCGTCACCGACGCCGCTTCCTGCCCCATCAGGTTGAGGAAACCGGTAAGGCCGCGCACGTCACCGAACAGAGCCGAGGCGGCCTCGGTGTTGCCCTCGAACCCGTCACCAAGGAACTGCAACGCCGACAGCAGTCCTTCCTCGGCGATCATGCGACGCAAACCCTCGGCGTTGATACCAAGCTCGGCGAGCGCCTCGCGTGCCTCGTCTGTTGGTTTGGCGACCTGGGTCATGATGCCGCGCAGCGCCGTCACCGCTTCGTTCGTGTCCAAACCACTCTTCGTCATGGCCGCGGTCGCGCCGGCGACCTGGTCGAACTCGACGCCGAGTGACGCCGCCAGCGGGATCACGCGGCCCAACGCGTTCGCCATCTCCTCCGGTTCGGCCTTACCCTCACGGACCGCCGCAACGAGAACATCCGTTGCCTGCGCTGCGGTGAGGTTGTCCTTCGCGTACGCCGACATCGCCGACGTCGTCAGATCCGCGATCACCTTCGTTTCGCCGAGACCCGCCGCCGACGCCTTCGCCGACGTCTCCAAAATCGACATCGCCTCGGCACCCTGAAAACCGGCCGACGCCACGAAATACAAGCCCTGCGCCAACTCGTTCGGACCGCGCGCCGTCGAACCAGACAGACTGTCAACGGACGCCTTCAACTTCTCGACGTCCTTGGCGGGCACCCCAGCGAGGCCCTGCATCTGAGCGAACGTTTCCTCGTACCTCGTCGCCATGACAGTCGCTGCGACACCGACACCGGCGAGAGGAAGCGACACGTTGCGGGTCAGGTCCGCGCCCATCTGGCGGAGCGTGCTCGACGTGCGGGCCGTCTCTGCGCCCGTCTTCTTCAGCGCTGTTTGCGCGGCCGTGTTGCCCGCCAGGAACGACGACGCGTCCATGCGGAGCACGGCGTTCAACGCTGCGACGGTGGCGCCCCCGGCCATGTCAGGCGATGTCCGACGGGGTCAACGGGATCATCGGCTTGGCGCCTGCCTTCACGGCGCGGCCTTTGTCTTCGGCGAGGAGTTGTTCGCGGGCCATCCACCGCGCGTACTCGCGGGACGACATGCGCTCACCCAACTCCTCGACGGTCATGCCGAGTCGTTCGGCGAGGTCGAATCGGAACCACCGCTCGGTGCCTCGCGCTCCGTCGGTGAACCATCTTTTCCCTCATCCACCGCCCCGGGGCTCAACTTGTTGAGGGCGAGGATGCGGTTCGCGATCCGTTCGACGACCGCGGCCGCTTTACTTTCGAGCATCGGCCGGTCATCCTCGGTGTACGCCGGTTCGCCGGTCTCGGGGTCGTACGCGCCAGCGATGAGGACCGACGGGTTGAGGCGCCGGTTCGCACCGGGCAGCGCGTTGCCTTTCTCGTCGAAGTAGCCGGCGACGGCGTCGAGGTAGGCGGAGCGGGTCGCGACGTTGAACTGTCGCAGCTCCAGTTTCACGTTCCATTCGGGGACGTCGAACGGTTCGATGTTGAGGTCGGTAGCGGCGGCGGTCTTGTCTCGGATGCTCATGGGCTTCTCTCCTGGTCACGCCGCGTGTGCGCGGCAATCGGGCGGGGGTGGCGCCGGGCGGGCTGGACGCGGGAACCCACCCGACGCCACAAGATCAATCCGTTGACGACGCATGTCGTCTTGCTCTCATGCGCTCTCGTCCACACGTCCGGCACGAGCGCGTGACTTTGCCGGTCGACTTGTTGAAGTACCGGTACGTGTTGGCCTCGTCGAACGGGTGGCCATGGATGCAGTGAGTCGCGACGGCGTAGTGGTTGCCCTGGCCTCGACGGCTGTTCTCCTGCTGCGTGACGGGCTCCAGATGCGATGGGTTGACGCATATGCGAACGCGGCACAAGTGGTCGATCGTGAGCCCTTCGGGAATCGGCCCCACCTCAAGCACGTAGGCCATGCGATGGGCCAACTTCTCCGATCCCCGGAACTGGCCGTAGCCGTCGGCGTTCGGCGTCTTGGTCCAGACCCAACACGGGCCAAGATGTGGGGCGTACTCGGGGACTGGCCCGTTTTTGTCGACCTTTGGCCAGAATCGAGTGGCCTCGTCGCCGTAGATGCGCTCGGACTCGACAGTGCCGACGTCACCTTTGGTTTGGACGCGCAGATAGTGCATGTTGCACAGCCCCCTGCAGGCGATGCGATTCGGGCAACCGTCGACCGCGCACGACCCGGTGCGCGGCATTCGCGTCGGCAACTCCAGAACGGACATCAATCCGTACTCGTCCAACTGGTCGATGTCACCGCACCCGAAATCAGGATCGTCATCGACCCGTCGACCTTGCTGCCGACGTTGCCCTTCGTGTTGAGCGACGTGATGATCCCGTCGAAGTTGTAGCGACGCCGGCCGGTCGTGTTGTCCTCGGGGCCGTACCGGAAACTGGGGTTTGTTGACGCGGCCAACTGTCCGGCGAGCGTGCCCCATATCGTCGAGTCGAAGTGACCGGACAACGACACCTCACCGGTTCGCAGGCCGGGAACGTGCGAGCGGTCGGTCGCTTGGAACGCGGTGACATCCGCGGTCTCCACGGCCCGCTTCAACTCGGCGTCGTCGAAGAACGTCGACAGCTTCGTGAAGGCGGTCGAGCCGCCAACCTTCATCGAAATAAAAGTATCTTTGGCGTGCCTAAAGGTCGGAATGGGAGGTACCTCCTAGACGGGCGGCGGGGCCGCAGGGTTGCCGCTCATCGGCGAGCGAAGGTGAGTAGGACGGCTGGTTCCCCGGTCGAGGTCTGGGTGACGCACGCGCCGCGCACGTACCGTTTGACTGCCGCCGAGGTTGAGAACGCACGCGCAGACCCGAGGTACACACCGGACGCGTTGATGGCGGTGATCGACGTGAGGTTCGCCCACGTGGTGCCGTTCGAGGAGTGCTGCACCTCGATGTCGACGACCTTGGTGGAGCCGATCGTTCCGCCCATGGCGTGGAGGTGGGCGACGTAGCCGCGGGTTGACGCCGCGGTTTGGTCTTGGGTGGCGCCGGCGCTGGTTGATGTGGACAGCGCGGTGGAGCGCAGCAGCACGACACCTTGCGCCGTTTTGGTGGCGCGGTGGGTGTTGGCGTTGCCGGTGGAGACCGGGACCATGTTCCCGGAGAACTCGACGATCCCGTCCAACGGTGACTTGAAGTCGTATTGGGTGGGGATGACGTAGTCGAGGATGGCGCGGCGGCCGACGGTGTACCCCTCGGGGCACATGCTCATGACGATCCGTGAGGTGGAGCCGCCGAGCTTCGATTCGAACTCGGTTTTGTCGATCGATGTCGACGCGAAGTCGGCGTGCCCGGCGAGCGGGTATTCGGACATGACGAGGCCGGGCAGGTATTTGCGGTCGTTGTCGGCGATGGTGGTGATGTCGCCGACGGACACGCTGTTCTTCGCTTCGAATTCGGTGGTGATGAGTGAGGCGTCGTACCCGTCGAGCGCGACCCGGGACTCTTTGGAGTGACGGAAACTCGGCATCAGTCGTCACCCGCCTCGGGCTCGGCCCACGCGACGTTGTACGTGTACGAGGCCTGCTCGGGGATCGGGATCACACCGTCCGGCAGCGCCTCGCCTTCAGGGACGAGCACGCCCTCAGCGAGCGACTGGGCGACGCTGGACGCGGGGACGTCGTCGACGACGGCGCCGGGCGCCTTGTAGCCGGTGCCGTAGTCACAGCCGACGATGACGGTGAACGACCGTTTCGATGTGCCATTCGTGCGGTCGGGTTCGGCGGGCCCGGAAGGTGTGGACACGGCGATCGGAGAACCGTCGCCAGCCTCGCGGTCTGGCGCACCTTCCGGGCCGTCGACCGTGTAGGTCTCGACGTCGTCGGCCTTGGGCTTTGCTCGGGGCATTGTCTCTCCGTGCGGACAACGCGCGATCCGCGGGAGACGCCACCCCTCGGCCACACGGGCACCCTCAGGAGAGGAGCTTCCGCGGGCCACGACTGGGCACTGTGCGTTCTAGGTTCGGTTGTACAACAGGTCCGGTCCGCGTGTGCGGAACTTCTGGCGCGTACTACGAAGTCGACGCAACCACGGTTGCCGGATAGGCCGTCGAGTTGATCGCGGTCGACCCGTTCACGGTCTTGCAACGCGGGCACGTGAACCGCCACGGCCGATGCACAAACGAATCGGTCCAGAGCTTCCCGCACGAACGGCAGCGCACCATCTCGTCTCGGACCCGCATCGATGCCTGCACGCCGTACAAGTCGCTCATGCGGGGTTGATCTCCCGGCGGCCGTCCGTCGAGCCCGTCCACTTGCACGCAGGGCACGACAACCGGTCACATGTGCGGGACGGGCAGTGCGGTTTGATCTGGCCCTGCCGGCACCACGGACACAGGTCGCCGGGCTTACGTGGCTGCGGGGTCACAGCGTCCTCGCCACCTGCTCGATCGCTTCGCGGTAGGTGAGACCCTCGCGGCGGCTTTCGGCGAGACGGCGGTGCACGACATGGCCGGCGACGCCACGCTCGTGACCCCACTCGCATAAACCAGCGACGTAGGCGCGTGTGCGGCGGTCGTCTTTCGGTCGGGCATCCCACAACTTCCACAGGTCGCGTAGCTGATCGTCGGTCACTGTCGCCCCCACAACGGGCGCGGCGGCCACGCTCGCCACATGAGCGCCTTATCGACGATGTAGCGGACTCGCCGCTCGTGCATGATCCACGGGAACTTGTCGACGGCGGTGCGCGTCGACGCGATCGACAGCAACGCCGCGATGGCGAGACGACGATCGCGGGCCGTGTAGCTCATGTGATCCCGATCCAGCGTTGCAGTCGTTTGTACCGTCGCAACCAGCACGCCCAGCACAGGACACCGTGGCCGTGAAACCAGCGGCGATGCGGACGACGATGCGACGGAGCGGTCATGCGGGCCGTTCTCGGTTTCGTAGCTCCCTGACAACGTCCTTGGCCGCGTCTTTCGTCCACGTCGGCGAAGACGGCAAGGACACCATGGCGCCGTTCGTCACGGTGAACGTCGGACGCCTCGCCAACTCCGAGCGCAGCAGTCGCACGCAGTCCTCCGCTGACGCGTCCTTGGGGTGGAGATCCCAGTTGAGCCCACACAGCGAGCACACGACCCGTTCCGCCACTGGTTCAGGATTCGCCATCGGTTTTCTTCCCTTCTTTCGCGCGACGTACGCTCGGTTTGTCGCGGTCCTTGCCGTTGCCGGCGTACTTGTGGGCCTTGCACATCGGGCACGCGCGCCGGGGCTTGCTCTTGCGGGTCATGCGGGCACCGGCCAGTGATCGGGCTCCGCTTCGCGGGGAACGTTGTGCACCCAAATGTCGACGCGGCCCTCGGGCCACTGGGTGTCAGGCTCAATGCCCCAATGCTCGATCTCGATGGGCGCGGCCGAGTCGGCGGGAACGCACACGTAGGAATGGATCTCGCCGCCGCACGTCCGACAGAACGACTCGATCATCGGAGCACCTCGACGCCGATGACGTTGTCGTCCGCGTCGTAGTCGACGATCACCTTTGGCACGCCTTCGGCGGGGATGCACATCTGCCGAGCCGACTCGCGCACCGTGCTCGTCTCGACGTACAGGCAGCCTCCCTCATGGTCGAACCGCAACGTCAGGTCGCCGTGCTTGACGATCCCGAGATGGTCGGACGACTCGACGAACACCGGACGTCCACGCTCGGCGAGCACCGCCGCGGAGCGGGCCTTGACGGACTCGGATAACTCGCGCGGGCGCTCCAGGTCGGCGATCAGTTGGGCGAAGCCTTGCGGCTCGATCTCTATGCAAGCCTCGGGTGTCCAGTAGCCGGGCCGGATCGACGCCCAGTCGACATCAAGCACGACCAACTGACGCAGGTCGTCGACCTCGACGATGCGGCCCGTGCCCGTGAGCGACGTCTCGGGGACGTGCACCGCGACCTCGCCGACCGCGGCGTCGCCATCGATGTCCTCGAACCCCGCGTAGGTCTTGCCGCCGCGCACCCTCACGTTCGGGTCGATGGCGACGCGTGGCATCGCCATCAGTTGAGTCCTGTGGTGGATGGTCGGCGCATGACGTCGTAGTCGCAGTCGTACACCTGCCGGCCGTCATCCTCGACACGGGACAGGTAGATCGACGAGGTGGCCTGCACCCGCAGATACGTCGAGCCCTGCACGGTCTGGTTGCTGATGTCCTGCAACCTCGTTAACGCTCGCCGGGCAAGGATCTTGGCGTTCGTCGGATCAGCGACCGTCGCCCCCGACGGCGGCGCCGACGACCTCGCCGACACCTTCAACCGCTGGTTCTCCCACGACGCCACGTTCGTGCTGCCGAAGTGGTACTGGGGTGGGCCGCCCGGCGTCTCGTACAGGCACACCGTCGCGCGGGTGGAGTGCGGCTGATAGTTGGCGAACAGGTTCGAGCCGATCACAAACGCGGTCGACCCGCCCGACGTCGAATCGGTCGACGTCAGATGCATCGCCAACTCCACGACCATCTCTTTCGTCGAGGCCATGGTCAGAGTGTGCGCCCGCCAGACGATTCCGACATGGAACTTCCCAACGCGAAAATCGTGACC